GGCGCTGCAAACCGCACATAAGAATGTGGTAAGTTTAAGCAATCCACTTGTAAAAACAGGCGACTATCGTTAAATTAAAAATTTCAATTCAAGATTTAAAGCATCCAGGCGAGCTGGAATACTTCAAATAATTTGAACCTACAAAACTTTAACGTATGTCGGTATTCCTGCTCTAAAAGAGGATGCTACGAGACTCCTACTATACCGGGCGCGGTAAGTATAGATTCCCTTAGGCGAATAGGCCTTCGGGACGGATGTCTCTATGCAATAGTTTAATGACCTTTGCACAAGTCATTGAGTTTATCCTCATCAAAGAGGCGAGTAATTTAGTTTCGAGAAATAATCCCCGACTGGGTCGGGATCGAAATTGACTCCATTGTCATACACTACCTGGGTATGATTTGGGGTGACGATCATGCTAAATACTCGTTTGGTGGGTTGGAGGACAGATATAGCCTCACCATATTTAATAGCTTGTTTCCTAGCTTTGGCCTTCATTGAATCAATACCTTTAAATTCAACAACTATATAGAAATCATCATAGGTAAGAAGTAAATCCACTTCGCCAATACAGGCGAAAGTGACATTCTTCTCAATCCTTAGAGGAGATCTTAGCTGATAAGGTAATTCTTCGAGAAAAGTTTCAATTTGAGCCCGCTCATCTAAAGGGGGCTCAGGATTATTATAAACTTCTAAAGCGCGTTTGTGATAACGCTTAATATGATTCTTAGAAAATTCAAGTGAAGGCTCAGTAGCCAGAAGATAAGCAAATATCTCAGGAGGGACACCAGTATTTACAGATGCCCGCATCGAGAAATTCTGTATACTAACCTCGACTAAATGTCTAAAGGTAAGTTCCTCCTCAGATATGGTCTGAAGTTGTCCAACTGTGTCATAAGTCCCAAACACAAATGTCCAAATGGCGAACAAGTCTGGATGACGAACTGATGAAAGGAGAGAAAGCGAAGCTTTGAGAATAAGATTATAAATAGGAGAATCTCTAGAAATAGAAAATCTCTCACATCTATCCTTAAGCAATCGCGTATGCTCGCTTGGTCTAGCTAAAGCCCAAATATGGATATAGTGAAGAAGGCGAGATGCCTCCTCATCAGTATCGAGACTACTATCTTCGGAATCTTGAGGTGAATTAGGACGAGATAAATTTTCATCCAAATTGAGATCAGAAATATCATCAAGATTACCGTCTATAGGATCCATTCGAACATGGGTAGATGATTCAGCACGGAGATTAGGTACTTCCAGGCAATCATCTTCTTCAGGAAACTGGTACTTACGCAAATCCTCCATCAAGGTCCTACTAATATGAATAGCAGTCTGAGGTACAGATTGCCATGTTTCATATATAATACCATCCCAATAGTACATTGGACTATTGTGTTGCTGTTGATACATGGCCCAATACAAATCCCACCTAACATTCTTCAAGAGAAAATTGAACAAGATAGAATTGTGATGGTCATCGGACAAATCAGATAGTTTATCATCAACATCAGATGAAGGTGCAATTTCAGTTTGAGGAGAATAGGTTAATGAACCAGACTTAAAATCATCAAAATAACCATTGAAGGTATTTATAAATTTAGTTTGTGAATCCATATGGGATATATAATCCTCCAAAAGAAATTCAACTGCTGTAGATCGAGAAATTAGTTTTTCTTTTCCAAGGTCATAATTCACCATTCGTGCTCCGCAAACTCCCCCATTATGCCTATCGGTGCCGGAGTATTCTACGAAAGAAACGGATTCATAATCGTGCAATTGAATAACCTGTTGACAACGACGCTGAATAGCTTGTTGGCAATTCATCGTCTTCGCAACTTCACTCCAACCTTTAGTAAAGTCAATATTAGACGTGAGAATCACTAAGTCAGGTTGAATATATACCTTACCTTTCATCTCACAATTAGGGTTGAGGGCAGTCTTCTGAACATTGTTCACAAAATCAATCACCTTTCGCCAAGGATTCTTGGTATCTGGGTGATCAGCTCGCGACGCGGCAATGTCATCAAATAAGACTACACGGTGTGAAGTGCGAAATTCGGACTGGTACTCATCAGTTTCGTTCAGTGTGACCATCTGAAACGAAGTAAAGGTGCCATATTCATGCATCATAATTGCACGGGCTATCTGGATAGCAAAAGATGATTTGCCAACTCCAGGAGGACCATACAACATAACACAATACGGTTGCCTTCGCAAAGTTCCCGTAGATACGTCCGTCTCCATATCCTCAATCGCATGCTCAATGCGAGCGAGTGTAGTGGAATCTCGTGTGGTTATTACTGGTCGAAGAAATATACGAAATATCTTCAACGTTTGAAGTAAATTTTCACGAGAAAATTTGGTGCCCTCGTGGACACCTATCTTAGAAGATGTGACTTTTGCCAAAGCTTCTTCGATCTTGCCTGATTGGATCAAATAGAACTTGATCGTCTCAATAGAGGATAGTAGTACACCTGAGGTTACTAGGACAGGCTTGGCAATTCTACGTCCAATAGATAAGCATCTCTGCATTAATTTTACATTGTTAGTAATACATAATTTGGTTTAATATATAATAATAGGTGCATTAATCTATAATATACAGAGCTTCAATTTGTTGGGGTATCAACACCCCTGCAGTAAATACTGCTATCTGGCCGGCAGAGTCAAGTCAGATGAGTTTTCTCTACCTTCTAGTGCGGCTGAAGCACCGTGTCAGAAAGCAAGTAACTACCTCACCTGGGTAACTTTAGCGTCTCGATCATGTTTCCTACGACCGCCAGGACTAAGGGGCCTGGACCCTAATATACATCTAATTTACAAATACATATAATCCCTCTTATATTTACATACCTTCCTCAGAGGGTGGAGGATGGTAGGCGTCAATGAGCATGCTATTCATGCGCTCAGCACTGACAGGTTGGATAGTATTCCAAGGTAATGCAAATCGCTCATCTCCCGATTGAGACGCAGCGACAATCCTTTCACATTTGGCACAAAATTCTTCATAAAAGTCTACTCCATGTAGATAAGCTTCACGAGCTTGCGATTCGAAATTCGCTTGAAATTGCTCGGGAAAAGTCAAAGGAGTATTCTTCGATTTAGTCCACCAATAGAATTTTTTACTCAAAGATTCCTCTTCCAAAGGAGCTACGATTGCATCCAACTGAGGATGGTAACGAAAAACTCGTTTCAAAAAGGAAACTTCTTCAATAGTCTGAAAGGGAACAGAATCTGCTTCTTTGTCTGCCATAGTGTATTTGATGCCCCAGCTCGCAAACACCTCTTGGATAGCGGTGTGATTGAACTCGGGGATTGAATCATCAACACCCATAGCATTATCATCTCCATAATCAGCGAGAGATACAAAATTCCTAAAGTTAGGATTCTTAATCTCTGGATACTTCTCGTCCATGATCTTAAAGAAAGCCATACGAACCAAGATAGAATTCACAATAGAATTCATCTCAACCGTCAAAGGCTGTCCCGAAGGTTGCCCACTACAGAATTGTAGCAAGTGTCCTTCCCAGATCATAACTGGACTGACAACGGATGTAAGGAAACCACGAAGATATTCTAAATCCGACTCAGAAGCACCGTTTTCACGATAAATTTGCAAAATGATTGCAGCAGATTTCTCAAGAAGAGCTTTAGGAAGTTGAGTATCATAACCACTGAAGTCACCACACACAAAATTAGTGTAGGAACCTCCCTTAGTTAAATGATTATACAATTTTGTCCAATCATCGGATTGGGCCGCAACTCCAACGAAGCATTCGGACACCTCTTTTTCACGAAGAACGTGTTTTAGAGGAATAATAGCCCGAGTAGCTGCAATGAAGAAAGCCATATCGTTACCATAAACGGAGCGAGTTTTGACTTCGGCCTTTTCCAAAGGCAAGACTTCATTTGTTTTAGAAGCTCTTACAAAAGGATCAAAGGTGCCCTGGCCGGATCGCCAAGATTCTTCCAACTTGAGAATATCATTCTCAACAAGTTTATCCAAAACTCGAGGGATGACAGGTTCACCTGTGAGAGGATCAAGTTCGAGGTACTTCGTCTTCTTACCTCCGTAACAGACTCCCGAGGAAGTCTGATTATTCATACC